TTGCTTACAGCAACTGCCTTTCAAGTTTCACAAATCCAAGAAAGGCTTTACACACTGCTGTAAATCATCACTTTTGGAAGAGTTGTTACCTTTTGGACACGCGCATGAAAAATACATTCCTGACTATGTATGGGAATGTTCAGAAAGACAGTTGAAAATTTTCTACGAAGCATTGATGCTAGGTGACGGAAGTATTTCTAAATGTTCTACAGGCGTCAAGCGAACTTATTACACGTCCTCCAAGCGCCTTGCAGATGATTTTCAACGTCTACTGCTGCATTGTGGCTTGTGTGGAGATGTTTCCTATACTGATAGGCGAGGACGAAAAAACGGAGAAAACAACACAACTCGGTATATTGAGTATCGAATTGGAATAAAAGTAAAAGCATTTGAACAGGCTGTCGACTATACTCCTGTTCTTCTTCCGTATGAAGGTGAAGTATTTTGCGTCACTGTTCCTAACCACACAATTTATGTCCGACGCAACGGCCGCGCTGTATGGATGGGGAACTCAGATTGGATTAGTGGTCCGACGCGGGGTAAGCAGCCAGAGGGCACCTTTTGGGTGGACGCTGATACAGTTGACTCGATGCTTCGGCAGGGCGATTCGTTTGCGTTCAGTTCCTACGTTGGGTTTCCTAGGTTCGTGATCCCTGATTATACACTGCACTAAAATGAACAGAACATTCACCACCCTGGGATTCCTGTATGTCATATTCGCGTTATTTACGTTTAGCAGCGCTCTGGCTCCGCGTAAAACGTCTTCTCAGAGAGACGCTTGTCAAAGGGGTGAGCTGGACACGCCTGAACACCCTGTATGCGATAATCGGGGATTGGATCAGTTTAACCCGCAGGCCGCGCCAGACTTCCGAATCGAAAAGTGGGGAGCCGGTTGGTGTTCCGCCTGCCGACGATGGGACCGACTCGAATTACCGACTCTATTGAAGGAGGGTTTTTCGACAACGACGCGCGACGTTGATAAGGAAAAACCGCCGACGAAGTTTCGCACGGTCCCGCACATCATCATTTACTACAAAGACAAAATCATTCACGAAGGCGGGTATATGACCGCCAAAGAAATCCTGTCGGTGATCAAGCAGTATGACTACGATTTGTATTGACCTGCTCGCTCACGCGGCAGTTGTCGCTATGTTGGCGACACTCATTTCGGAGAACAAATTACTTTCACCAGTGCGTGAAAAACTCAACTGGGATTTGTTGTACTGCCCTGTTTGTTTGAGCTACTGGTTGTCGGCACTTTACTTGTGGTTTGGAGTAAACCACTATTTTCTTACGTTAGCACTATCCCAAGTGTGGATTTTGGTTGTGCTTAAAGTCTACGCAGAATTAGACAAAGCGAGCGAATAACATGGGTGGAGTTCCGACGTTTCTTACCGATGGTGAAGGCAGTCCTATTGGAGTGGCTGATGGCGCTATCCAGGTCACTTCAAGCGGAACAATTACTGAAGGGGCTTTAGCTGTTGAGTTTGCACAAGACGGAGGCAGCTCTGATGCCTTTGGACGCCTCCGTGTGAGTCAGCCCACCACACTCTTTGATTCTAAACTTCTTGGTGATAATAAACCTCTGGATTGGGATGATCAAGAAACAAGTGGTAGTGGCACAAGCAGCACATACAATGCTAGTCGCAGTGATGTAAAAATGGCAGTGACAGCTAACACGGCTGGCACTCGTGTTCGTCAAACATATCGCCATTTTAATTATTACACTGCAAAGTCACAAGTGATTTTCCAAACCTTTGTAATGGGTGCCACAGGTAATGGAATTGTAAAACGAGCGGGGTATTTTGACGGAGAAAACGGACTGTTTTATGAAAACAATGCCGGTAGCAATTACCTAGTACGTCGCTCAAAAACATCAGGGTCAGTGGTTGATACAAAAATAGCACAAGCTAATTGGAACATCGACAAACTAGATGGAACCGGAGCTAGTGGTTTCACCCTCGACAACACTAAAGGCCAAATTCTTGTCATTGATTTTGAGTGGCTGGGAGTCGGGCGTGTTCGCATGGGCTTCGTTATTAACGGGCAAATCATTTATTGTCATGCTTTTAATCATGCCAATGATGTGTCAGCCGTTTACATGACAAGTCCTAATCTTCCGTTGCGGTATGAAATTAGCAATAATGGGACCGGCTTGGCCGACAGCATGTATGCCATTTGTGGCTCAGTGGCCACTGAAGGAATGAAGGATCAAATTGGTCATCCCCACGCTTATTGTGACACAGCCAAAATAACTCTTCCGAATACAACGGACTGGTTTCTTGCGACAGCAATGAGGCTTAAGTCCACGCATCTGCACGCCAATGTTCTTATTCGAAATATTCAAGCTTTTTGTGAAACATCAGATTCAATTTCATACAAGTTGTGTATAGACCCAACTTTCAACGCTGCTCTTACTTGGAATGCTGTCACTAATTCAGTGGTGGAAGTAGCAGATGGAAGTGCCAGTATAAAAGTGACTTCCGATGGTCATATACTATATGCTGGGCACACGTATGGAAAAGCAGGCAACGTGCAACCAACAATGGGTGACTTTGCTTCTCTTGGCTCGAAAATAGATGGTACCCCTATTGTGATGGCTTTAATTGTTCGAGGCAATACTACAAATGCTAAAGTACGCACCGCACTCAACTGGAGTGAGTAATGCCTATCAAACGCTGTCAAGTCAAGGGGAAGAAAGGCTGGAAGTACGGAGACCAGGGCAAATGTTACACAGGGAAGGACGCGAAACAGAAAGCGTACAAGCAAGCCTACGCGATTGAAAAGCGCAGGGGAGGTAAAATCCACGAATGAGACTCAAAGCACTCGCACGTCGCGTTAAACGGCAGGCCGACAGGGAACTTCGCAAGGGCCGACTAACATCCGAAGAGCATCGCAAAGTTGTAGCCGTCACCAACAACCAGCACACTTTGCGTATGCTCCGCGACAAGATTCGTGAACGACGCATCAATCCATACGAGGGCCCAGATCGTTTGGTCGGTATGAGTTGGAAGGAGATTTGGGCAAACTTGTGGGACTGGCTCGTTGAGAACTGGCCGACGATCCTGCGCCTTATTCTCACTATAGCACCTTTACTACTCATGGAGAACCCGAATGAGGATTCCTAATCCGTACCGCTGGCACCCGCACACGAAAGTCACCTCCATTATGGACGGACAAGAAGTTGTCAGCGTCCAGGGAGCAGGTGAATGGCTCGAAGTCCCTGAAGGATCTTTGGAAGCACGCATCGACGCGATCGACAAAGGGCGAAGCGACGGAGAAGTTCTGCAAACCAAAATGTGGGGCCGTGAGATGGGTGGCGTCATGGATGTGAAAGACTTCATGGCAAAGAAGAAACTGGAAGCCGAGATGAAGAAAATGGAAGAGGCAAAGAAGGCCGCGAAGAAGCCCGAGCCCAAGGCGAAGAAGGAAGCCCCGCCTCGCATCGTTAAGGAAGACTGAACAATGGAGCAGTTATGGGTGGTTTACTTACCGACTTCGGAGACATTCTGAATCAAGGGTTGGTATCCCGTACACTCAACAACTGTAGCCGATGGGTAACTCACAGGCGCATAATGGGAGCCCCGTTTGAAGGCCCTTATTCGTTTCGTTACCATCCCTGGTGCAAAGAGGTTCACGACACACAAGCCAGCTTCATTTCGATAATGAAGGCGGCACAGATGGGGCTGACTGAAGTCGCCATCAACAGAGCGTTCTTCACAATTGACGTGTTGAAGCGAGATGTTTTGTACGTCTTGCCGACCGCCTTGAACGCCAGCGACTTCAGCAAGTCACGATTCAACACAGCATTACTACACAGTCCACACCTGAAAGGGTTGTTCACTGACACGAACACGGTGGGCTTGAAACAAGCAGGAGGGGTAAACCTCTACATTCGCGGCTCGCGCGGCGATAGCAACTTGAAGTCGATTCCGGTTTCAGTGCTGATCCTTGACGAAGCCGACGAAATGGATCAGAAGCAGATTTGGCTCGCTCTTGAGCGGTTGTCGGGTCAGCTTCACAAAACAGTGCTCAGCCTAAGCACTCCAACGATTCCGAACTTCGGTATCCACAAGCTCTACCTTCAAGGAACGCAAGAGCACTTTTACTTCAAGTGCCCTCGTTGCGGAAGGCTGACAGAGTTTACATTTCCAGAGTGCCTGGAAATATGTGGCGAGACAATCACGGACCCGGATATTCGGAAATCGTTTCTCAAATGCAAAGAGTGCAAGAAGAAGATTGACCACGAAGAGAAACCGGATTTTCTCGGACGAGCTTTCTGGGAGAACACTGTAAAAGTCGAAGAAGACCATCGAAGTTTCTACATCAACCAGATGTATAGCTACACGGTCAAGCCATACGAATTGGCGATGGCTTATTTCCGTGGGGTTGGTGATGAAGCCGCGATGGTTGAGTTTTACAACACGAAGCAAGGCTTGCCTTACATCCCTGATGGTGGGCAAGTAACAGACGGAGAAATTGAGAGAGCCATACGGAGGTATGTGAAGTCAGAGCAACGCCCCGATGTTGGCACCGATCGCTGCATTGTGATGGGTATTGACCAAGGCAAGATGAATCATGTTGTCATTGTTGAATACTTACTCAAAGGTGACAACTTAATGGACATCAATGCTTCGGCTTTCGCAAAGGTGTTAGCAGAGTTCAAACTGCCCGGAGACGACTTCACGCTGTTGGACCCTTTAATGCGTGAATGGCAGATCAAAGCGTGCGTAATTGATGCAGACCCGCAAATCAACGATGCACGGCGGTTCGCACGGAGGTTTCCAGGTTACGTTTACCTGTGCCGTTACCGGCGAGGTGTAACCGGAAAAGAATTGCAATTGAGTGAGGAACATAGCGGGTCTCCGATCTTGACGGTAGATCGGTCAAACTGGTTGGATGCGTCGATGGGGCGGTTTCATTCGGATAGGATTCACCTCCCGGCTGACACATCCTTGGAGTTCAAAGACCACATCAAAGCCCTTGTGAGAACTTACGAGAAAGATGATCAAGGAAACCCCAAGGCCATTTATCTCAATACTTCAAGTGATCACTATGCCCATGCTTACAACTACGCCGAAATCGCACTGCCGATGGCAACAGGTGTCGCTGCTTCCGGTGACGTAGATGGAGTTATTTTGTAGATGGTAGTTCATCAAAAACATCTAATATCGTCGCGGCATCCGTTTTATTCTGCTGACGAGTTGTATTGGCAGACGTGGCGTGAGACGTATGATG